CTAATCCAGACGGAATTAATGCAAGTCCTGTTATTAATTTAAATAATAACGTTGCAGGTCTTACTTCCTTGCAAGTAGGAGGTCTTGAGATGACCGGTTCAGAAATAACTACTACAGCAACAGATGGGAATGTTTTAATTACAAGCGATGGAAATGGATTAGTAATCATTAATGATGTTACAATCGATACTAATGGCAAGATGGTTGTAAATGGTGAACTTGATGTAACAGGAACTTTTATAAGTCCTTTTACTCCTAAAGCTTGGTGTACATTTACAGATATTTTAACTTTAACATCAAATGATATTACTTTAGAAGCGAGTGCTAATGTTACTTCAGTTACGGGAGCAAATGGAGTTTATACAATAAATTTTACCACTCCATTATCAACTGTAAATAATTATGGAGTACTAATTACCATGGGAACTACTGGCGGTGCACTACCTTTTGTTTCTCATGGTTTTTGGACTGTAAGAGAAGCTGGTTATGTAACCATTTCAATAGTTGATGCAAGCGGGACATTAGTAGCATCTGCTCCTCAAGGAGTAACTGTAATGATCATGTCTACATGATTTTTACAAAAAAAATAGAATTAAAAAAAATATGTTATAATACATATAAATAGTAAAAAAGTTTCTACGAAACTCAAAATCGTATCCTTAGTTTTATCCTTTTCCTTTAAAAGGTGTTTAAGTCAGGCGAGACTTTAAAACGTCTAATTAGGTTATCTATCTTCCCTTAAAAAAGATTCCAAAAATACCATAGTTTCTACGCAACTTAAAAGCGTCCGCAGGGTTTTGTCTTTCTTATCCAAAAAGAATCTTAAGTAAATTTTAATTTAACTAAATTTAAAGAGGTTTTTATGGCTTACGGAGTCAATGCTCCTTTTGGTTTACAACCAATTTCATCAATTAGTGGAGGAAGCTGGACTGAAAAAGTAAACGAATATTATATTTATGCAAGTGCAGATGGGGCTACAACTTATGGGACATCTATTTTTACTGGTGATCCAGTAATCTGGAATACCGCCGTCGCAACTACTACATCTGCTATTCCTACAATCGCCAGATATCCTATAGATAACGCTACTGTTGCAAACGAAATAGCGCCAGTATTAGGGGTTTTTATGGGTTGTGAATATTTTTCAACCAATACTGGTACTAATAATCTAATTAAATCACCTTATTGGCCTGCAAGTACTGTAGTGATGCCAGGAACATTTATAAAAGCATTTGTTATTGATGACCCAGATGTTGTTTGGGACATTCAAGTTTCTACTGCTACTAACGTTGTTAACGATGCACGTTTTGGTGGTACTACTAACCAAGCTGCTACACTTGCTTACATGGGCCAGAATTTTGCTTTTGGACTTGCAGGGGGTGGTGCAAATCTATCTCCTCAAAATCCTACTAGTGGTTCAACTAGAACTGGTCAATCAGCTATTTATTTAAACATGGTTGGAACTACTGCAACTAACAGAGTTCTAGCAACATTACCTTTAAAAGCTATTGGCTACACACAGAATCCTAATAACTACATTTATGAAGCTGACGGGACAACTGCTCGTCAATTTTTGAATGTACGAGTTGTAATCAATAACCATGTTTACAGGGTTGGTAACCTTGGCAACACCCCAGCTTAATTAGAAAGAGAGGAATAATTATATGATTAATACCGGTCAAATTGCTCAGTTACTACGTCCTGGATTAAAGGCGGTTTTTGGGCAATATCCAACATATCCTGAACAATGGACAGAGATATTTAAAACTTACCAATCTGACAAATATCAGGAAATCGAAGTAGAGATGAAATACCTTGGTGCTGCTGATATTAAACCAGAGGGTCAACCAATTGCAACCGACTCAATGGGTCAAAGGATTGTAACTAACTACATTCACAAAAGAGTGGGTTTAAGTTTTACAATTACAAAAGAAGCTGTAGAAGATAACCTTTATCAAAACCAGTTCCCAGAACAAGCAAAATCTCTTCGTAATTCTTTAAGGATTACCAAGAATATTCTTGGTGCTAATATATTAAACAATGCGTTTAATGCAGCTTATCCTATTGGAGATGGTCAATCAGTTTGTTCTGTTACACATCCAATTGACGGTGGTACTTTTGCTAATGCTTTTGGAGCTGGTACTGCTAACGTTGATTTTAGCGAAGCTGGTGTCGAACAAGCTATAATCTTGATTCAAAAATTCCCAATGCAAAGCGGGATTTTATCTCAAACTATGGCTAAAAAGATGATTCTACCAAGAGAGCTACAATTCTCTGCTTCTCGTCTTTTAAATTCAGCTTTCCGTGTTGATGTAGCAAACAACGATATAAATGCTTTATATCACAATGACTACATACCGGAAGGTTATAGAATCAATCAGTTTTTAACTTCACCTACTGCGTGGTTCATTTTAACTGACGCAGAGGATGGTTTAAAACATTTCCAAAGAACTCCAGTTGAGACTGATACTTATGTAGATTATCCAACTGACAACGTTATGGCTAAGGCTACAGAGCGTTATTCTTTCGGGGTTTCAAACCCTCGTGGTATTTTTGGATCACCAGGTGTTTAAATTGGTAATAGTGGGTCATTTAATGTGACCCACCTTTTTAAAAAGGTATTTCATGTCAAGATCATTAAGTTATATTTTTCCTGCTGGCAATACTACTGATGTTTGTTTACTTCAAACATTAGGTGGAGCTGCTAACCTCAATTTAAATGGTAATCTTGCTAATTTAGTTAATGGGCAAGTCTCTTTTATTCAAAAAGGATATAGCCGTCAGATTTCTTTGACATCAGGAAATAATTTATCAGGTAGAACATTTACTGTTACTGGTATGCAAAATGGTGTAACTCTTACTGAAAACATAACAGGCCCTAATAATAATACTGTTTATTCAGTGCAAGTTTATGATGTGATTAATTCAATTAGCGTTGATGGAGGAGCAGCAGGAATTAGTATAGGGACTGGGTGGCAAGGATTTTTTCCATTAATCGGTATTAATCTTGAACGGGATGTTATTAATTATACTTTAACCTTAGCAAGATTAACAGCTGCATCTGTTAGCTTCTCTGTATATGGAACATTAGATAATATAGTTAATAATAGAACATATTTAGACCATATAGCTAATAACTCTAATTTATTTCAGATTCAAGCTCCAAGTACTACAGCTAATTATGTTTATTCTGGTTTAACTGGAACATACACTTATATATTAGTCCAATTAGGAGCAGGTGTTGGTACTATAGCTAATAGTATGAAATTGAATTTTATTCAAATTTAAGGAGTTCCTATGGCAGTTTTTACTAAATTAACATGGCCTATCGTAGATAAATCTGCTGTAT